ATCCACATTTTTGACAAGTGTAATTATCTCTTTTGAAGACATCATTTCTCCATTTTTTCATTCTGGAAGATTTTCTGATTTTCATATTCTCTGTTGTTTTTCCAAAGTTCTTAAATTTTGTTGGTCTTGAATAATCAATTCGTGAGTCATCATATTTAGTTAGCCCTTTATTCCATGGGTCTCGTCCTTTTGCAGAGACACTCATATTTTGTTTTCCTTCTTCTGTGTGTCTTCTACATTTTAAGGAACAAAATTTTTGTTCTCCTCTTTTAATTTGCCAGCCAGCTCTATAAAACTCTCTATTGCAAGTTTGACAATTAAAATTTTCTCCTGTTTTATGGCTCATTGTTATTTACCTATGAAAAATTTAGTGAACCCACACCAAAATATGAAGTTCCATCGAAAAAGAAACTTACTATATCAACACCACTTGCAGTAGTTGTAAGTGTTGGTGCTGTTCCACCAACCCATTTGACTGTTGCTGGCCAAGTTGCTTCTCTACTTCCCGTTCCATCTTGTATTAATTTTAATAATAAATTACAAGGTTTAGTCGGTGCAGTGAATGTAAAAGTATCATTTTGTGCTCCGAATGTAAACTCAAATTTATTTCCAAGTTTCCAGTCTATGGTTGTTGTTCCATCTCCTGTCGCTGTTTGTTGAGTGAATCCTATTGTGTGTGCTCCTGAATCTAATTCTGCACCTAAACTTTTCGTACCACTTTGTAATAAAGCCTTTAATTCATCAAAATCAGCTTCTAAAAATCCTGAAATTCCTGTACTTGTTAAATTTATATCTGTCATTTTTTACCTCAAAATTATTTTTATCGCAGGATTATCGTACCTGTTTGACGCGTCATAAGTATTGTTAAATATTAATGTTGAACCAACTCCCCAAGTCCCGAAAGGCGTTGGCCACCCAATACCGTCATTGCTTTCAATCTTAAAAATTACTCCACTCGTATCGCTGCTAGTTAACGCGGTTGTTAACCCAACAGTTAAAACCTGATAAGAAACTCCGCCATTAGCGCTTAATGAATAAATCACGTCACTACTATTAACGCTCCCAATGCTTATGTTGGCTGTGCTGAAAGCAAAACCTTTAGCGATTACTTCGCTAACGTATAATCCTCCATCAGTTATTGTGATGGTTTTGGCGCTTGTGTCAACAGTCACTCCATTACTGGCACTGCTGTCATAAAATTCTGTATCGTAAACATATTCTTTGAAGTCATTGTTTCCTGGTAATAATGTTGGTGTGGTAAAACCCGGGTCTGTGCCGTCTCCCCACTTAAAATCGTTCCATGTGCCGTTAGTGGCGCTATTCCAATATAAAGTGTCAGTGGTTGATACATCAAACTTTTCTTTCTTAAAATAACGAGTTTCAACAATCACATCACTATCTAATTGTTTTATTTGTCTTAATATCTCATTCTGAGTGTCTTTATCGCCCTCTAAAGCCTTTAATCTTTCGTTAACATTATTCAATAGGTCTGTAACATTAAAGTCACTGTCGCCGATTCTAACCCTATCATAAGGCTCAGGGTAATTAGTAATGATTGTTCGAACAATATAATCCCCATCATCAGAAGAATCATTAGGATTCTCATAACTAAGTTTATTACCAGGATGCAAAAGATAATCATCAGTCAATAATTCAGTACTCTTACTAGCGAACGCTAACTCATCAATTAATCCTTCAGCGCGAACATCAGCATCTTCAACAGTCCGCAAATCATTAAAAGTATAAGTTTCTTCTTGCACCAAATCATTATATAAATCTTTACTATCCTGACTGCTTGCAATACTAGTATAAGGTTCTTTAACCGTGTAAGTCATAACAACATTATCTGTTCCAACTATAGGAACGCTAGTGCTTTCGAAAGTAAAAGTTTTAAGTTCTTTATCAATAATAAAATCGTAACCTGTCTCGCTACCCCCATCAATACCAAGTTTTTGCTGCACACTATTCACTACACAACTAACTGATTCAGGAATATAAGTTAATTCAAAAGCTACTGTAGAACCATCACCATCAAAACTTTGCACTCTAGTATCAGTCTCGAAAGCACCATCAACATAAACCTTATTTCTCATACTAATAAGTTCTTCTGCGAACACAGGAACATTCCAAACATTAGTCCCTACAACTAAAGGCGTTCCAAAAAAAGTATTTCCTACTGGTTCAAAACGCACTGTTTCAGCATCATAATCTTCACGAGTAACATAACCATAAATCTTGTTAAGTATTTCTAAACGATTTAATCGACTATGACGGTTACTAATAAATTTATTAATTAAAACTGATCCTGTTGCAGTGCCTGTTGCCGTAACATCAGCTACTAATCCACCATCAGTTATTATATCACTGGCTATAGCGCTTCCTTCGCCTGCTTCGGTGTCAATGTTTAAGTCATAGCTCTTGCTGAAATAAAGGTTTTTAAGATTAGCTAAGTTATTATCGCAACTAATTGTGTAAATACTATTTTTTGTTTTAATATTAGTTATTCGTCCACGAAAAATATATTTTTCTGTAGCAGTACTAACTCCTCTACTAATTATTATTGTTTGTCCTTGAGCAAGAGTTAATACGTCAGTAATAGTTTTTGATATATTAAGCACTGCTTTATCAGCTGCAATACTTTTACTGCTACGTTCTATAGGACTATTTGGTAATATATAATCTAAGCATTCCACTCCACCTATTATAAAACTGTATAATAATCTACTTGCCATCTTAATATTCCTTCATTATTAAACTCCATAATATAACATTCGGAGTGTCATTACTTCTTGTCCATTCCCAGTCAACTGCATCGACCGTGTATTCATTACCAAAACTATCAGTATAAATAACTTGGACACTGTCTTGGATTCCTTTATTAATCCATTCATTTTCCATGTCTGAAATAAAATCAGCTATTTTATCTTCCTGAGTTATTCCATCAAAATTTGTACCGTCTTGTTTTCCTTGAAGCATTATAATTCTGTTTTTTCCGCCAAAATTAAAACTTGCTCTTCCTGTTGTAGTACTGAATGGTAGGTTGACATCTAAAAATTTAACATTGATCTGGTTTTTTTCTTGGTATATAGTTCCTAATCCTTGAGGTGCAGTAAATATACTTAGTGTTGGTTTCGTCATTATCTATTCACCTCAAAATTACTATTTGTATTCTGTGAATTTATGACATCACTTATAAAATTTCCACTTGGTAAAAGACCAACTTCTGTTAATGAATCCGTTTGTTCTTGTTGTCTAACACTTGGAAGCATTGGACTTGTAGGATTACTACTTCTACTTGCACTTGCTTGAACTCCCATACTTTCTAATTGGCGTCTAGTTGCATCAGTTATTTGTCTTTGAATATGTAATTGTTTTTCTCCTTCAACATTTATTAAGTCTTGATTTTCAGCTGATAATATAACAGCTTCTTTCCATTTAGGAAGTTTTTGTGTCATCTTGTCAAATTCAGATTCGTATTTAGTCCAGTGATTGTCTAACTTTCCTTGTTTGTCAAGAATGTTTCTTTGAGCTGCTTCTTCTTCAGATAATACTCCAACTAAATCTCCTGTTACTCGGTCAAATTCTAAAAATTTTCTTTCTGTTCCAATCATTACTTCTTCGAAGTTTGGAAGCATAGGGTTTTGTGGATTAAATAAAGAAAGATATGCTGCTACCGCTCCTAGACCAGCTGTTACTCCTGCTGCTCCAGCTGCTCCTGCTGCAACTCCACCTGCTCCACCTGCAGCTCCAGCTCCTGCAGCTCCGCCTGCTCCAGCTATTATTGCGCCTTCTCCACCTGCAGCTAATGATGTTAATAATGTTCTTAATAAACCAGAAGAAGCTCCTCCTCCTAATCCTGAAAGACTGAGTTTGGATTGTTTCTTGAAAATACCTGTAAAGTTTTTCATAACTTTAGTTAGTTTATCAATTCCACCATCTCCTGATTCACCGCCTCCACTACCTGATCTTTTTATTTTAATGTTGAGTGCCATTATGGATTCACCTGAGTTATTGATTTTTCAACTTTATCATTGAAATCTTTTTCTTTTTCTTGAAAAAATTTGATATCTGAAGGACTAAAATCGTTCTTTACAGGTTCTTCTATTTGATACCTTTTCAATATCTCTATTGTTTTAAATCGTATTTTTTGTCCGTCTTCTACTGTTAATGTTTCGTATTGTGATTGGTCTAAATTAAGGAGTTCTATTTCTATTAATGTATAATATAGTTTCCAATTCCCTTGTGATTGATTCTCAGCATTTCTTATATTGTAATTAAATAGTGGTTTGTAATAAGTTGTTCCAATACTTAATTCAACATAGTCGTCTGATAATTGAACCTTTTTCTTAAACCAATTAATCATTATACTGTCCACCATTCAATAGGTACGTTGTCTTTTGTGCTTTGTGCTGTGAAGTTAAATGTTAATGTTTTTAATCCACCGTCTAATTCTTTAGGGTCATCAATACTGTCTATGCTTGCTTGGTCTAACCATATAACTGCGTTCTTTGTTGAGTTAGCTAGTTCTATTTTGAATTCTAGGTCAGCTGTCATTTCTGCAGTTCCATCATCTAATGGTCCTGAAGTACTTGATTGTCCGTAAAAACTCGTGTAAATAGTATCAGCTAATGTTCCTGTTAATCGTACAGTTAATGTTCCTGTATAACCTCTTCTTCCTGGAAGCACTGGTCTTTCGATTAATCTACTGCTTGTTCCATATAGTTCTGCAGGATCAAAACCGTTAGTATAGTTTAGTGTGAAACTTCTTACTCCTGGAAGAGTGCTTGGTGTTGCTCCCCATTTGAATACTCCTCCCATTACTAAGAAACTGTTTTCTGTTACTGCTGTATATGAAGTTGCACTAGCTAATCTATTTGCTACTTGTGCGAATCCGTTTAATGTACTTTTTAGTATTCCGTTTACTTCTCCGTTAAGTGTGAATTCGTTTCCTATACAACTAGTTAATAATTGTCCATCAGGAGTGCTTTCTGTTGTGTTGATTGTTTCCATTGTGAAACTATCTAAACTGTCTGTCTCGTTGATTAGTCCAACTGTTGCTTCAGTTAATTTGTAGTGATCTCCTGATGTTCCTGCTCCTGTTTTTGGTCCTACAAAATATTTGAAAAAGTCAAAATCGTTAACGTTTAAGTTAGTATCCCAACTACATCCGTATGTTCCGAAGTAACTTTTTACTATGTTAAGTCCTTCCCCTAATCCACGATCATAGATTGGATTGTTTGTTTCGCTTACATTACCGCTTTGGAATCTACTTAGTTCTGCTGTTCTAGTAACTCCTGTTCCCCAGGCAGTTTCTGTTGCGTACATTGATTGGTTAAATATGTGTGATTGTCCCATTTTATTTATTCTCCTGCGTTAAACGCGTTCATGTTTAATTCTATCATATTTCTAAAGATTTCTTTTGATGGTTCGAAAGGTATTGGTTGATTATTAAGAAATATTGGATGGAATAGTTTGTTGTTTAAGTATAGTCTCCATTCTGTTTTTATCTTGTTTTTTACTGTTCTTGCTAAATATCTACTTACATCATTATCGTATTTTTTTGCTCCTGCAATAGTGCATTTTTGGTCTTTAGCCGCTAAAATATCTATTTGGAAGCTTAATGTGTCGTAAGTATCATCTTCTGGAATGCTTTGTGGCTCTCCTGACTCACTTAATAATATAACACCTATTCTTGGATAACTCTCTGTAGTTAAGTCTCCTCGCGGACTATCAGGATATACAAAACTTGTTCCTTTCTTATAAGTTATACTAACATTACCTGTTCCAGCTGCTGGAGCAGTATCGAAAGTAATTGTTTTATTATCTAGATCAATCTCAAAATCTTTATAAGGATAAAATTCAACAGTACTAATTGATACTGTCGTGATACTATCAGGAAGGTTTGTTAATACAAATGCTTTAAGAGTACCATTACCATTAAAGGTTTGAGTGCTTGATGTTAATCTAGTAGAATAATCGTCTCGAGTAATATCGCTTACTCTGCTTCTTATAAAATGATTTAGTATTTCTTCTGGTTCAGTAAGATTTGACATTGTTTTTTTAACCTCTTGGTCATTTTTAACGTCCGCTTGGACATATTAACTTATTAATTAATAACTATTTAAATATAATTATGAAAATGCTTCTTTTGATAGTTCTGACATAATATTCTGGTTATATATGACTTTTCTTACAAAGGCAAAAGGTTGGCATCCTTTTTGGAACATTTTACGTAACTTTCTACTTAAGTCTTTCTTTTTAGGATCTGGAATCTCAGGATAATCTTCTAAACCATAATTATCCCAATATGAGTAAGTCCCATATTCTAAATACTGACCATATTTTGTGCCACTCTCTATAGTTAAAGTATTACCTGAGAATGATGTAAACCATTTTTGTAATAAGTCTCCACCACCAGGAACTATCAAATCCATGTCACGAATGTTTTGTTTAATACGGTTAATTATTAACTCTCCTAATATTCTCATACGATGACTGAGTTCTTCATCAGTAATAGGAAAATCTAACTCTATAAGTATTTCAGGCATTAGGGTTTTCTACGAACAATGAAACCAATATAAGGAATACTTGTTCCAAGACTTTCGCCCTCTACTTGTTCTACTATACGCCAAGTAACACTATCAACAGTTACTTCATAATCTGTCAAGTCATTACTCATATCAATACTTGTAGTTCCCATAGTATAAAATATTCCATCTCCAACCATAGCCATACCTAATTGTATGTATTCTTTTAATAACTTACTGCTGAATTGTAAATCTCCAGAAATATTACTTGTTGTGACGGTTACGCTAGTTGTTTGTCGCCCAGCTGCATTAACTGTTTTAGTGTTCGTTGTTAATATAAAATCGCTACGTCCAGCAATATCTTCAAAATAACTCAAAGTTTTTTCAGTGAATAGTTTTGATTTACTTCCTGCGTCTCGTTTAGTTATAGTTACCATTTTTTTTTTAACATGCGAATAAATTATTTCCTGTTTTTGCTAGTAAGGGTTGTAGTCTCCTATCTAACTGTCTTACTCCTTCTGCAACATTAACATATACTTCACCAATACTAATATCTATTCTTCCAACACTATATCTGGTAGCGTCATCATATGAACCACCTGTTATATTAGTAAATATCATTATACCTGTTATTAATCCACTCATTTGTTTAATATAAGTAGGTAATGCTGCATAACCATGAGTAAAAACTACTTCAACATTTAATCTTCCCACAGGCAGTGTTGTAGTGTATAAAACTATCAAACCATTTTCTGTGAATGTATAATTAGTAGCTGGTACAGTATAATCAGTTCCTGAACCTTGCGCAAGAAATTTTACTGTAGTTATTGCTTGAACACTCTTATATTTTAGTTGCAAAGTATCTTCTTCATCAGGATCGGTTGTTACATAAGGATAATCACTTGTAGGGTATCGTCCTGTTTCTCTACCGTCAAGAACTTGAGTGGTGCTTTTTACTATCCCCCAATAATTTCCTGTGTATAATTCTACTTCATCATCAGCTAAAGTTATTAAACTAGATATTATATCATCGCTCATTGTTGGGCTGTGAACATAATCAGCAAATAAAGGGTTAGTTGATAAAGCAGTTTTTCCTGCAGTAGTTAATACTATCGTCCCACCATTCTTTTCAAGAACATAATCAGTGGTTTCAACCAAATCAGTAAAGTCAGTGCTTCCAGAAGCTGCATATTTTAATGTATAACTTGTTGCTATTACATTTCCTTTATCTAATTCAAAACTAGTTTCGGAATTATCTCCTATCCCTACATTTTCATTAAATACTTCTACACCTATACCTGTAACCCTGACCGCTTCTAAAGTGGTTATGTTCGCCATTTTTATTTTTTACCTTTCTTGAATATGTTTAAAACTTTCTTTTTGGTTTTAATTTCTTTAATTATTTTATCTGCTTCAACTTTAACATTTTTTTTTACTTCTGCTTTAACAGCTTTTTTAATTTCATCTTTAGGTTTTGCAGTTACTACAATTTCTAATCCTTCAGATAAATTAAAGTCTAAACCTACTTCAACAATTTCTTGTGGTTCGAATACAATAAAATCGTCATTAACTTTTCTATGAATTGCTTTATTAGTAATGTTTTTAATCTTCATTTTTTTTATCTCCAAAGTTTTGATACTATAGCAGTGATTGTACCACCAACAAAGGTAGCTATTATCCCAACCAATACGATAATACTATTAGCTTTCAAACGAAACTCCGTATTATTTTTTACATCTCCTTTAACTGTACGCACTTCTATTTCTACACGATCAAGAGTTTCATGTATATTATCTATCTTCTCTGCTAGTACAGCGTTAGTTATCTTAACCATTTTAAGCAGCGGATACATTCCCTTGTGAATCAATAGGTCTCCATTCACAAACAAATTTTATTACTCCTGCAGTAATATTAGCCGTACCGACTAGTCCTTGAATATCTAAACCATTAGCAATTATTTTTTCTACAATCACAGTTGCTGTTTCAACTCCAGCGTCTGGAGTTGCATCATGCCAAATCTCATTGACATCAATATCTGTGCCTGTGGTTTGTGCAATTATACCTGCAGTGGTTCCTGTTACACCAACTTCTAAAGTTGATGAAGCACCAACTAAAGTAGTTGTGCATACAGCATAAACTTTTACTTTTACATTCCCTGTAATAGTAAATATATTAAACGGATCGTTTGTACCGTCATGGTCTCCGATAGCATTAGTTGTTCCACCTGCAAAAGTAATTATTTTTTCTACAGTCCTGTATGCTTCGTTATGAAAATATGAACTTGAATCTGACATTTTAGTTTTTCCTCGTATTATTTTATATATTAAAAAAAAATAAAAAGTTGAGTAAATTACTTTTTTTTACTCGAATATTATCCTGCTAATCTTCTCATTAACTAATATTAAACTTGAATCTCCACTTCCTAACTGTTGCAAACCAATATAAGGTATAAGATTAATATCGTTAGTTAATGCAGTAGTTCGATAAATAAACACGTCATTAATGTAAAAACTTGCTTTTCGATCACTATCAATTTCTATTCGGAAATTATAAGTAGTGTTTATTGCAACTGTTACTCCTGAAGCAGTAGCTGTATCTGTTCCGCCAATAGAACTTTCACAAACCCAACCTGCATCTGTATCATCAGTGCTGAATCTAAAGAATACTTGATCAGCATCCGTTGCTATAACTGGTGTATTAGTTAATTTAAGACCTGCCCAAATAAGCACTGGTGTAATAACTGCTGTAGTTCGAATTGTAGTTTCCCAAATAACTTGGTTTTCTGTTCCCCACAATACACCAGTCCATGCTGTTTGTGCAGTATCAAGATGTGGTAAGATAATAACTTGGTCGTTATCTGCACTGCCTGTTTCTAATAATAGACCACCACAAGTAGTACTCCAACTAAAATCTGCAATGTCTGCATGAGTTCCTAATAATTCAAAGTCTTTATTAGCTACCACTCTTGCAGTAGTTATTACTAGGTTAGCAGCTGCTGTTGCATCTGCATCACTATATCCTGTTCCTATAACAGCGTTTGCATTAGGTACTTTTTGGAAATATTCTTCCAAGTAATATCTTCCTGGTGATTTTCTTAAATTACCGTTGAATGTAATGTCTTCGCTGAAACTGTAAGGTCCTCTTGTGAAAGGTGGAGCAGCGGCTCCTCCTTCAGGCATTGTTCTAAATCCATCTGGTGCTGTCATTTTGTTTCCCTCAGAGTTTTATAGCCTCACTATATTATAGTGTGCTTTCACCAAGCCGCTCTGAGTCGCCTTGATACGGTTATTACTAAAATATATAAAAAAAAATAAAAAAGTTGGATAACTTAATACCCTAAAATTACTAGTCTAACTGCTACTGCTCCACCAGATACTGTGCCAAGTGTTACAATTCCTGTTGCTTCAGCCCAACTCGCGTCGACTCTAGTTCCAGTCACACCAACATGGTATGCATCAATTATTTTAGTAAATTCTGCTCCTCTTCCATCAGCTACATCAAGATTCGTGTCGTATGTGTGACTTGAATCTGCTGCTGCACTTGTTTGGATATAAACAGTTTTTAACTGTTCATTAAGAGTTACAATTTTTTCCGCTACTACTATTGCTGTCATTTTTCATATACCTCTAAGCAATACCATATATTTGAGAGCATGATGCTTCAAACGTATTTACGAATGTCAAGTACTCTTTTAGTAAGTAAGGGTATCTATCGTTTTCGTCGTATTTTTCTTCGTATGTTAAATCTTGTAATACAGCCATGAATAAATATCTCATGTCTAAGAATAGTATTCTTTTAGAGCTTGCTCCTGTTGGCATAAATTTATCTTTGATAAACATTACACCGTCAAAATCGAATGCTCCTGGAATACCAAATCCCATTACTGCTTCTGAAGGGTTTTCAACATTTCTTTGTATGTCTAATAGTAAACCTTTAACATAGTTGTGTGTGCTTGCGTCTGTTACTGCAACTGTTACATCACCGTTAGCGTTAAAAGTTACTGTCATTTCAGCTCTAAGATTAGCTATGGTTACTGTTCCACCACTCTTATTTGTAGTGTTTGTAGTTATTCCTACTATTAAACCAGTTGGTTCTTCAGGATTAGTACTTGCATCACCATTAACGATTGCGTCTTCTTCTGCTTCTCTTATAGCTTTAGTTTTACTTGCTAAATCTAATTGTGAAGGGTCTATAAAACCTCTCATTGCTGCGATTGATTGTCCTGTGATTCGTCCTTTACCGTATAAAAATTTTATTCCTACACTAATTCGGTCGTAAACATCAACTTGGTCTGCTATCGCTGCACTTTCTACAGCCCATACTGCTCCAGCTTGTGTGGTTTTTGGTATGTAATCATAAGTTAATCCTTTTACTGCTCTTCGAGGAATCATATTACGAAGTGGTGTTTCTCGAATAGTTCGATCAACAATTTTGTTGTCTGGGTATACTGGAATTAATGCTGTTCCTGCAGTTCCTTCTCCACCTGTTTGTGTGTCAATACTTGCTTTTTCTAAATATAGTTCGCTAGTTTTACTTACACGATTTAATGGGTTATAATACTCAGCACTTTGTCCGCCAAAATCATCATCAGAAATACTTAATACTTTGTCTGTGAAAGATTTTTCGAAACATTTGTCTACTCCTTCAAAATCTGAAGGTTTTCCTTTAAACATTGCTTGTGTCATCTTGTGCCTCTACTTATGTGTGATAGGGACGAATCCTTTATCTAACATTTCTTGCATTTCGGTTTGTTTGTCTTTTTCTAGATCTTGAAAACCAAAATTTCCTTTGTGTAATGCTTTACTTTTTGCATCTTCAGCTTCTTCTTTAGCTTTTTCAGTTTCTGCTTTTTCTTCATCAACCAATTTTTCTAAAGTTGCTACTTTAGCATTTGCTTCTTCTAAAACCTTATTTTGTTCTGTTTTATAAGTCTCGAATGCTTTACTTACTTCTTCATTTTTAATTACTTCTTTTGAAAGTGATTCTTCTGAAGATTCAAACTTAACTTTAAGATCGTCATGCTCAATTACTTTAGCATTGAAATCTTTTTGTAATTGTTCCATTTCCATTGTGTTCTTTCCTCCGTTCTCTCGGGATTTAGCCATTTTTTGAACAGCTGATACCATTCCATGTCTGTTGCTTGGTATTGCTACGAATGATGCTTCTAATAGTTCTAGACAAGTATATACTCGTCTTTTTATACCATCAATAGTTTTTTCTATGTACTTCTTTGGAATAGCACCTATAGAGACTCCCATCTTCGCTCCTTCATCTAACATTCCTTTCAAAATATTAGCGTTAGGGTTGCTTTTATAAAATTTGGGTTCTGCTACTAATGCTGTATGACCGTCAATTATTTCAATTCTTTTATCAGTCCATTCACCTACTTGGTGCATGATCTTGTTTTCGTGATCGAATAGTATTGCTGTATAGCCATCATTGTTCATAATGTCTAGTAGTGCTTCTTTCCCCATGATTTCTCCGTCACGGTCTATACTATCATCACTTAGAATAGCTATGTATTTTCCATTTGTTTGTTTTACTAGTGGTTGGTACATAGTTATTTTGTCTTTGTGGGTTGCTTTTTTCATCTTATTATTCCTTTATAAGTTTTTTATGTATTTAAATATAATTATGATTTTGCTACGAATCGTCCTCTAGAGTCTATTTCTCTTTCTTTATCTAATTCGTTATCACAATTTGAACATTTAGTTTTCATTTTTTCATACGTCCCTGAAGTACACAACGACAATTTACATGATGAGGTGGATTCATAAAACTTTTTCCTGTGACGTCATCTGTATATAATTCTTTTAATGGGATTGGATTATTTTGATATTTACTATCTAAACGAATACAAAGTTCTGAAGTACGATTATCTCTTACCGCATCAGGAACTTTGTATTTCATGCCTATTTCTTCGTAACTAGCCATTTTTCCTTCGTTGATGAAGCGTGTTGTTTCTGTTCTGGCTATCCTTTCTGCTTGTGCTTTCGTGCTTCCGTCGAAGATGTTCATGATTTTATCGGTCATTTCTTTGCGGTTATCTTTAACTTTAATGCTTTCTTCCACACTTTTTAATATTTTGAATTGTAATTGTCTGGTAGTTCCTTTTATTCCCGACCATGCTTTCCCGTCTGGTAATCGATAACCGTTGATTTGTTGTCCTTCCAACGCTATCATTCTTTCTTCCATGCTTAGTGTGAAGCCTATTTGTTGGCTTGTTTCTTCTTCTACACTTTCCATTCCTGCTACCAAGCCTTTTTTTACGAATCTTCTTATTACTCTCACGAATACTACGCTGTTTATGGTGTTCATCATTTGGCTTAGGAAGTCTGTGAATTCTTTTTTCTTATAATTTTTATCGATTGGTATCTCGTCTAGTGCTTTAACAATCCTATCCCTCCATCCTTTAACGACTTCTTTATAGTAATCACCGTATTCTTTACTTTCATCTATAACATCTTCACCTGGATCAATTTCTTTGTTTTTAGAAAGTTTTATTTCATCAATTACTATCTCTACTTCTTCAAGAGGTATTTCTATCGCTTCATATAAATATTCTATTTTCCAGTCATTTATTGCTTCTTCTCTTTCAACATGGTAGTTGCTTCCGAATTCTGCTATTAATTCTTTTTTTACTGTTGTTGAATATTTCCATTCTCCTAAATAATTAAAGTATAAAGTGAATTTATCAACTTTTTCTGCGTAGTGAAGGGTTGGTCTTCCTTTTCTTTTCGCTATTTTTAGTTGTGATATAAAATCACTAAATTTTATTTCTAACATTTTTTTTGTCTCCTTAGTATATTGTGCTATCATAAATTGTGCTGTCATAAATCTTTGTACTTGTTCCTGCATCTGGCACTTTAAGATAAGCACCCCCTATATCCCTTGCTAAAGGAAAAGTTGTTGTTACTGTTCCCATCCCTGCCTTAGA